ATACCTAACAGGTGCTCTCCAAAATCAATTAGGTGTTCCTGTTGGTTCCCCTGTTGCACCTACTAATTTAATAGCACAAGCCATAAATAATAAAATAGGAAGTTATAAAGCAGAGTTATCTAATATATTATCTCAAACTACTAAGACTGTATAATGGCTGAACAAATTACATTAAGATATCCTAACATATCAGATTCACTTATTAGATTATTTTTTTCAAATGATCCTATTGCTACGGCTGAACAGGAATTATTTAATTGGAATCGAATCCTAGAGGGTAGTAATATAAAACAAACTAATTATACATTTGAGGTTGAAGATTACAATCCTGACAATAATACTGGAAGAATAGTAGGATATACTAATTCAACACGAACCNTATTANATGAAGTTACTGTAACAGCTAAAAAACCTANAGAGGTTGTAAAACAAAGGAAAATAAAAGAACAACTTAAAAAAGAAAGTGTTGAACAGTCTGAATTAACATCTACTGATATAGATGGTATTAACAATGCAGTTACTGAAGATTCAAAACCTACAGGATTACAAAGATTAGGTTCATTAATATTAAAGCAAAGTCAAAAATTATCTAAATTTGTTATACCATTAGCATTTAATCTTATTAAAGAATATGGTATAGCTAAACTAGAGGCAGCTTTAGAAGAGGAAAGTGATAATATAGATGAATTAAGAGAACAACTTAAAGAAGAATTTTGTAATGTTCAATTACCTCAAATTATAGCAAAACGAAATAATGCTGTAGACTATCTAAACAACACAGGTAGAATATTAGATACATTAACTGTTAGTGTTAATTTTGGAGCTTCATTTGCTGAGATTTTAGAAACACTAATTAAAATATTAAGGGGAGCTAGCTTTACAATTAATCAAGCATCAAAAACAATCCCACTTATTCCAGGTGCTGTTGTATCTGCTGTTAATGATTTAAGTACTATCGCAGATACTATAACTTTTAAACCAGATGGTACTCCAAATATCCCACCTCTTAAAATTACAGCAGCTCAAGTATCTCCAGCATTTGCTACAGTGCAATCAACTATTGTAAGGTGTGTAGATCTGTTAGATAGATTAGATATTTTAATTACATTATGTGACCCAAATGCTAATTTAACAGGCATATCAGANTCAATTAACACTGTATATGATAATGAATTANTAGCNGCATCAACAGAAAATGATGGTACGTATAAAGGATTTATATTAGAAATAGAATCCANNCCATTTACAGATACAGTAAACAAAAATAGAGCAGTAGGTAAAAATAGATCTGGTATTATATTAATATCAACAGAATCTTCATTTGCTTCCAACCCTCAAGTATTAATCGACGAACTTAAATTTATTATTGACAGGGATGATTTGAAGTCCTACTAAATTTACATATTTATAATCATGAAAGCGACAGAATTTAAAAAACTCATTAAAGAATCAGTACGAGAAGTTATCCAAGAAGAATTAAAAGAAATTCTTTTAGAAGCTGTTCGTGCTCCTAAAACTGTAGTAACAGGAACAACTCCTATCCAATCAACACATCAAGGTTTACCTGATGATGATAAAGTAAAATTAAGAGAAAATATGATGGGAGTTTTAGATGGAATGAAGGGTGGTCAAGATACCATGACTTTCACTTCAGCTGATGCTCAAGGTATAGGAAATTCTTTACAAGTACAACCAGGAATGGATACAACAAATGGCCCACTTCCAGCAGGTAATGTTGGTTTAGATCAAATCATGGGTTTAATGAAAGGTAAATAATGGCATTTAACCCACTTGTAATACCAACTACTGACTTTCAACCTAATGTTGGAGTAGGGGTTAATCTACCTTTTTCAAACCCACAATGTTTTGTAAGTAATTTTACTAGTAAAGATTCAATAAAGAATAATTTAATTAATTACTTTTTAACAGAACCAGGAGAAAGATTAGATAATCCCGAATTTGGGGGTGGTTTAAGAAGTTTTATTTTTGAACAGATTACTAATGGTACTTTATCTGGTATTGAAGACGATATAAGCTCTAAAATATCAACGTATTTCCCTTCAGTATCTATAAGTGCTATTAACGTTGGTGCTGTTGAAGATACTAATACTATTAATGTAATTATAAAATATACAATACCTCAACAAGGGGTATCTGACGAAATCGAAATTAACTTTGGATAATGGCACAAGCGAGAGACATAAAATACCTAAATAGAGACTTTGCTGATCTAAGATCATCATTAATTAATTACTCTAAAACATACTTCCCAACAACATATACGGACTTCACAGAAGCTTCTCCGGGTATGATGTTTATGGAAATGTCATCTTATATTGGTGATGTTCTTTCATTTTACCAAGATAACCAAATACAAGAAACATATACTCAATTTGCTCGTAAATTTGAAAATTTATTTGATTTAGCATATGTAATGGGGTACAAACCCCAAGTTACAGGAGTTGCTACTGTTGGTGTAGATTTTTACCAAACAGTCCCAGCTGTAGTATCAGGACCTTCAATTTATCAACCAGATTATAATTACGCTTTATTAATTGGAGAAAACACCCAAATAGGCTCATCAGCAAATTCTAATATTAACTTCTTAACAGAAGATCCAATAGATTTTACTGATTCAAGTTCACTAAATCCTACTACTGCTACAGTTTATACAGTAGATGGAAGTAATAATCCAACAACATACCTACTTAAAAAAAGTAGAAACGCTATTTCTTCAACAATAAACACAGTTACTGTTTCTGCGGGTTCAACCCCACAAGAATTTTTCACAACTACTGTTAATGCACCTAATATTGTAAGTATTTTAGATATAGTAGATTCTGATGGTAATGTATGGTATGAAGTACCTTACTTAGCAGAAGAAATGGTATATGATTCAATTCGTAATACTAACCCAAATGATCCAAATAATTATACTAATGAAGGTTTATCACCTTACTTACTACAATTAAAACAAACCCAACGTAGATTTGCTACTCGTGTAATTAATAGTGGTTCATTAGAAATCCAATTTGGAGCAGGTACTACTCAAGACGTAGAAGAAGAAATTACACCTAATAGTGATAATGTTGGTTTAGGTTTACCATTTGAAAAAAATAAACTTACAACTGCTTATTCTCCTACAAACTTTATATTTACTCCTACCTATGGTATAGCACCAACAGGTAATTTAACAGTAAGATATCTAACTGGAGGTGGTGTTGCTGCTAATGTTAATGCTAACACATTAACTAATATAAAACAAATAAATAAAACATTTGTTAATTTTAGCACTACAGATAGTAGTGGTTTATATCAACAATCTTTTGATTCCTTAATTACTAATAATCCAAATGCTGCTTCTGGTGGTAGAGGGGGAGATAGTATTGAAGAATTAAGACAAAATATTATATCAAATTTTAGCACACAATTTAGAGCAGTTACCCCAGATGACTATACTGTAAGAGCTTTATCATTACCTTCTAAATTCGGAAAAGTAGCTAAAGTATATACTGAAAAAGCAAAAGCCTCCTCTAATACAGGTACTAATATTGATTTATATACACTAGCATTTGATAATAATAGTAATTTAACTACAGCATCAAGTACATTAAAACAAAATCTTTCAACATATTTATCTCAATTTAGAGTTATTGGAGATTCTGTAGCTATTAAAGATGCCTTTGTTATTAATATTGGTATAAATTTTGAAATTATTGTTTTACCTAACTTTAATAGCAATGAAGTTTTAAGAAGATGTATTATAGCTCTTCAAAATGCTTTTACTATTACTAATTGGCAAATTAATGAACCTATTATATATAGAGATTTAACAATTCTTTTAGATAGTATAGAAGGAGTCCAAACGGTTAAAGATATATTAATTAGCAACAAAACGGGTGCTAGTTATTCTACATACTCATATGATGTAGAGGGTGCTACAATTAATCAAGTAGTTTACCCATCAATTGATCCAATGATATTTGAAGTTAAATTCCCAAATAGTGATATTAAGGGTAAAATTGTAAACATATAATTATGGGATTATTAGATAGATATAACAAAGGAGTAGCAACAGGAGTTGGTTTAGCCTCAGAAAACCCTGAAGCTACTATTACAACACCTGTAGGTGACCCAGAAGCTCAATTTAAAGGTTCTAGTTTAGATTTAGAAAATCCTAACCCAGTAGGGGGTCCTATTAATGTTGCTTATAACACTCAAGTAGGTAGCGAATATAAAAGTTTTACAACCACCCAGCCTTACACTCCTAAAAGTACTTATATAGATAGTCTTCAGAGTGATGAATTAATAAGAAGGGCTAGCGACCCATTTAAATAAAATATTATGGCAGTATATAAACTTTTTCCATATAAAGACACTTCCCTATATTCAATGTATTCTACAATGAATACCGGGATAGATCCTATTAATCAAGTATCAAACCTAAATTTTGCAGTAAATAGTTCACCTTCTGTTGCACGTTCACTTATAAATTTTGATACCATTGAATTACGAGATGTATTAAATAATAAAGTAACAGGAATTTGGGATGCTGATTTAAAATCTTTTATTGCAACCGCTCAAGGTATAGTAGAAGATTCTGTTTTAGAAGTATTCCCTATATATAATTCTTGGAACCAAGGTACAGGTACATATCTAGATCAACCACTAACTACAGATGGTGCTTGTTGGGATTCTCCTTTATTTGGTGGTGGAAACGCTTGGGACATAGGAGGTTCAGTATTAGGATATACTAGTTCTTACAATGCTGTATATGCACCCCAAGGTGGAGGTTCATGGTATATTAGTTCATCAGATGGTACAACTATATATCCTACAACGCAATCATTCGGCCCTAGAACTGATAAAGATCTAAATGTTACTATTACATCTATGGTTGAGGATTGGTTTAGTGGTTCATTACCTAATAATGGTGTTATCATTAAATGGGAAAATGCCGCTGAATTTAATACTAATAAGCAAATACAACCTGTAATGCAATATTACACAGTTGATACAAATACAATATACCCTCCAGAATTAGATATTAAATGGGATGATTCAACTTGGGATACAGGTTCGTCGTCAACAACAATTTTAGATCAACCTAATGCATTTATAGATCTAGCTGAGAACCCAGGAGTGTTTTATTCCGAAAGTATCAATAGATTTAGAGTAAATTGCAGACCTAAATATCCTACCCGTGTTTGGTCAACATCTTCTTTGTATACTAAACAATATTATTTACCCTCTGGTTCAGCTTGGTACGCAATTAAGGATCTAGATACAGATGAGTACGTAGTGGATTTTGATTCAAATTATACTAGAATTAGTGCTGATGCATCTTCAAGTTATTTTGATATTTATATGAATGGTTTAGAACCTGAAAGATATTATAAAGTACTGATTCAAGTAAATAATGGAAGTAGTACAACAGTATATGATAATGATTACTATTTTAAAGTAGTTAACGGATAATGAGAGAACAAGTAAATTTAACAAGAAATTCATTTAGTAAAACTCAATACCCTAAGGTTATTGATACTGAATTTTCTCAGTTAACACCACAGAATACTGAGCCTGTTGCGATACAAAATGTATCCGTTGACGAATTTTTTGTTTTATATAATAAATTGTTTTTTGATATCCCTCAAAGAGGTAATAACTCACACGAAACTTTAATAACAACTAGTACAGAATATATTGGATATAATCCATTAACAACAGAATTAGAGGCTCTACAGCAAGAAATTACACAATTAAGAAGACAATTACTTGATGAAAGAAGTGGAGCATTAAATACTATTGCTGATGT